TGACGTCAGTGGCCTGGTACTCGATGCTGTAGTCGGTGCTGTGCACCATCCCGTCGAGCACCACCTGGTCAGGACGTTTGAAGCCGACATCGAACGCCACGGCGACGCCGTTGGGTGGCTGGTGGACAGCTACGTCCACCATGCCTGCCGCCTTGAAGGCCGGCCAGAACACAGAAGCATCGAATCCCATATGCGCGCTTAGGTGATGACCGAGTCGAGCTTGATGGTCGCGGTAGCGTCACCGTTGGCCTTCGCCACGACCGCCACGCCGACGCGCGTGTTGCCTGCGGCCGTAACCGTCAAGCGCTTGTTGACAGCGTCCCAGTACAGGACCGCGCCCTGCGCAGCGACGTCGGCCGCCAGGGCGGGCAGCTGGAAAACGCCCACGGTCTGGAATTCGCCCGAGGCACCGGCGGCGACGTTTGCCACGGCCACGCCGAAGATCTTGCCGACCAGGAGACCATCGCCGGCGTTGACGGCAGCGGCAGCCACCAGGCTGAGGACCATGCCGTTTTGAACAAAGTTTTTCATGTGATTCCTTTGAAAGGGAGGACTTCAGAAAACGAACTGGCCAGCATCAGCTGGCCAGCATTCGGAAGAACCAGGCTTATGCGCCCGCGTTCTTGTACAGGCCGCGCCAGTCGATCGCCTTGGCGCCGAACACGTGGCGGGCCTTGATCTGCAGGCCGTCGACCTCGAAGCCCTGGCGGGTCTCGGTGAACAGGCCTTGTTCGCCTTCCAGGTAGGCGTACTCGATCGTGTCGACCAGCGCCGGCGTCGCGGCCAGGTGCCAGGCATTGCCCTGGATGCGCGGGTCGACCACGACTTCCAGGCTGGTGTTGTAGTTCGGGTTGATATCGCCTGCCTTGGCAGCTACGAACGATGCCGAGGTGTACTTGTTCGCTTCGGATTCTTTGTCCGGACCGACGATCAGGAACGACGGCGTCAGGTTCAGCACGCGGCCCTTCAGGCCGACCTGCTTGCGCATGGCAGCACGGCCGGCGCCGAGGGTGACGTCGTTGATTGCGGTCGCAGCGCCGGCCAGGTTGCCGTGCCCGGCATCGAACAGCGCTACGCCGTCCGACATCAGGCCAGCGCCGGTCAGGATGCCGTAGACGATATCGCCCTCGATCGCAGCGGCTTCGGCCGCCAGAGCGAGCGGGATGCGGTCGAACGCGCCCAGGTCGTCGTTGATGATCGTCTCCCAGGTCAGCGCGACGATGCCGCCCCACTTGCCCAGCGAATACTTCTCGGCCGAGTCGCCGAACGTGATCATCTTGTATTCGCCGCCCTCTTTGACCTGCTTGAAGGCGGACGATTCCGACAACTGGGTGCGCGCGACTTCACGGAAGTCGGGTGCGGTCGACTCGCGGGCCCAGCCGGTGAAGGTGCGCGCCTGGATCTCGTAGGCCGAACGCAGCGTGCGGTTCACGGTGCCTGCCAGGATCGCCGGGAAGTCGCTCGTCGAGCCCATGCCGGCGCGGCCCTGCATGTCGCGGTCCAGGTTCAGGGCCATGACCGCGATCTCGCGGCGCGACAGGCCGCGCGCGCTGCCGCCGGAGGCCTCGATCGACTCGCGCGCCATGTCCATCAGGGTCATGCCGCGGTACTGGCGTGCTGCTTCGACGCGGCGGGCATCGTTGCGGAAGGCCGCATTCGGGTTCGCACGCAGCGCGATCGCATCGCTGATCGCAGTACGGCGCATCTCGGTTTCGTCGCTGATCGTGCGGATGTCGGCCGCGCTACGGGTCGGTGCCGCCGCGTCACGCTTGGCCTTCTCGCGCAGCACGGCCATGCCGGCGTCCGACGCGGTCATGTCCGAGCGGCCGATCAGCTGATCGGCGAAGGCGGCGTCGAGGCCGCCGAGGGTGACGGCTTCGCGGATGCCGGCTTGACGTTCGGCTTCGGCGCGGGCGCCCTCAGCGCGGGCCTGGTCCAGCGCGCGCTGGTCGATCTGCAGGGCGGCCGGGTTCGGCGCCGCCGGGTTGGTATGGGACATCGCGTTTTCCTTTCGGGAGATGGCGCCGGCGGCTGCCGGCGGGTGGTTGGAATCGATACTGCGGGTGGTGAACTTGCAAGGGCTGAGACGCCCTTCGGGCATCTTCGGCGGCGGCTGGTCGATGCTGCGAACGCCGGCGTCGGCGTCGGCGCCGATCGGAACGAGCGACACCTCGCTCGGCTCCCAGTCGATCGCCAGGTAGGTCCAGGCGTCGCCTGGATTGGTCGGCGGGATGCGCTCGAAGGCGTTCACCGTGTAGCCGACCGACACGTTGCCGATGATCTTGTCGACCACATCCTGGTAATACGGCTCTACCTCGGCGCGCTTGGAGAATTCGGCCGAGGCGACGCCCTGCCCCTCCTGCAGCTCCGCGGTGCGGATCACGCCGAGGATGCTGCTGAGGTCCCAGCGGCTGTGCGTATTGAGCAGCGGCGCCCGACCGGACTGCAGCCGGCCCATGCGCACGTGCTCGGGGTCCATGCTCAGCACTTCGTTGTAGTAGCGCTCGTTGTACCAGTCGTAGCGCAGGACACCGGTGCCGGTGCTCCACACCAGGTCGACCATGCGGGTGTCGGCATTACCCAGCGTGATCGTTGCCTCGCGCGACATCAGCGGCATCTGCAAGATTTGCTGCTGTTCTTCAGGTTGCGGCATTGCTTACCTCAAAAAAAATGCCCCGCGAGGCGCAAGCCTGCGGGGCTGGTGGATGAAAGCGACTTCAGTCGGCGCCGATGATCTTCGCCGTCGTTGCTGCATCGAGCAGCTTGGAAGACACCGCCGCGTCCGAATCGACGACAATGCCCAGTTTCTGGAGCTCCCCACGCTCGGCGGCGATCTCCGCACGCACCTGGTCGGGGTCGTCGCCGGCCTCCCGGATCGAGCTCGATAGCGACTTCAAACCGCCGCGAATCGCTTCCTTCTCTGCCATCACGTCCTTGAGCGGATCCACCCATTGCAGCTTCGGCATGTTCCAGATGAACGGCTGGACGGGCTTCTTCGTCTTCCCGGCCAGCAGAGCCACCTGCTGGAAGCGCCGCGCGATCGGCGCCAGCACCATCGGCTTTAGCGCGAGCCACTGCTCGGCCTTGACCATCTGGCGGAACTCCACCAGGCCGGCCCGATAGCTGCTGTAGTTGAAGCTCGAGAGGTCGCCGGTCATCTGCGAATACATGACGCCGGCGCCGGCCGCGATCGCCTGCAGCTGCGTTCGCGTGTACTCGCCATAGCCGCCACTGGACGACGGGCTGCCGAAGTCGACGCTGTCGGCGTTGGACAGGTACTTGATCATGCCCGGCGCCACCTTCTCGTTCACCGGGCCTTTCGCCGGCGTGCTGGTGCCGCCCAGCCGGGCGTTCGGATCGTCGGTCCGGACGAAGGCGACGAAGCAGGCCTCGATCTTCTTCCGGACCAGCTCGGCCTGCTCGTAGTCGTCCAGGTCGCGCATCCGCAACAGAGACACCGCCAGCTCCGGCATGCCGCGCACCTGCGTCGGCCGGCGTTTCCGGTAGTAGTGCAGGATCTCGGACGCCGGCACCCGCTTGCTCTCCAGCGAGTTCAGCCGGTAGGTCGCGACCTCGCCCGGATGGACCGGGTACAGCCAGTACGCGACACGCTGGCCGAGCAGGTTGTACTCGACGCCGGTGATCGCGTAGTTGCCGTTCGCGAGTGGACCGTTCTTGTTGTTGTCCAGATGATCAGGTTCGAGCACCTGCAGCTGCAGGGGAACGGCGAGCCCGTCCTCCGGCAGCCTCTGGCGGAACCGGATGATGACCTCGCCACTCTCGCGGCGAGTGCGATGGGCAAGTTCGATCAGGCCGGCGAAGTCCAGCTGGCCATCCGCATCGCAGTACTCGCACCAATCGTTCCACAGCACCTGGTCGGTAGCCTTCGCGGTGATGCCGTCGCCGACAGTGTTGGACACGAGGCTGTCGAGCGCGCGCGTGGCGTACTCGTTATTGCGGACCACGTCGCGGCAGCGATTCCGCACCCGGGTCAGCGCCGGGCCGATCTCGACGTTGGCACTGCCGCTGCCGGCCACCCAGCCGCTTGTCCGCCTCCCTACCTTGGCCGCGTCGTAGCCGCGCACGTGCTCGAGCGCCAGGCGCGCTTGCGCACGCCGAACGCCGGCCAGCGGGTTGAAGAAGCTGACCATTTCATCGATCACATTCATATCAGTCCCTGCTGAAGGAGGCCAGCGAAGCCGGTCCGCGGTTGGAAAGCGGCGGCGTGCTGAGCTGGCCGGCCGCAATCAATTCGGAGCGGACCAGCTCACGTGCTTTCATGAGGTCGCCGACGCTCCGGTAGGTGATGCTCTTGCCGTCGTAGTTGACTGACAGCTGACCAGATGCGATCGCAGCGTCCAGCGCGTTAAGTTGAGAGAGTGTGAACATGGTCAATCCAGCCAGTTGTCGGTACCCGAAAGCCAGTCGCCTTCGGGCTGTTGTTCAGTTGATGCCGGAGCTGCAGCGTGCGGCAGTTCCGGCGCGGTGTTGGCCGGCGGTTCGACTGCGGCTGCAGGCGTCGCGTCGGCGGTCGCAGTCGCGGCCGGCGCAGGCTCATCCGGGCTCGGCAGCGGCTGCCTAAAAAGGTCACCGTTGACCGGCTCGACCGCGCTTTCCAGCTGCGTCCAGTCGGAGTCTCGCATCGTATCCAGGCGCAGCAGCGGGTGATACGCCGCTGCGAAGCCGTACACGAACAGGTCGATGACTTCATTTCGGCGGCCGGGCAGCTTCCGCCATTGCGACTTGCCGGCGTCGTAGACCTCGGCCGTCAGCTGCTCGAAGTACTCGTCTGACAGGCCTGCCGGGAACCGAATAAAGCGGTCTTCGGGAACCGATTCCTCGTCGGAGGCGATGTAGTTGAACAGCAGCGACTTGGCCGTGTCGGTGCCGACATGCCACAGCTGCACGCCCGCCTTGATTGTCCGGCCCTTGTGGTTCACGTCCATCGTGGCCGGTCTCCCGATGATGGGCTTGCCAGCCGTCGATGCGCCCTTCACCGCGAACACGCCGGCATGGCGATACAGCCTGGCATAGTGGTACACCTCGTGGGTGTGGTGGCCGCCGGAGTCGATTGCACACGTCTGCACGCGCATCGGGACGCCGAAGCTGTTCACTAGTGGGCGCTCTCGCAGCGCCGTCAGGCGGGTCCACACATCGTCCTTGGCAGGGTCGCCGTCGATGAGGCCGTAGTCGATGACCCAGTGTTTCTTGTTGCGTCCGAAGCCCAGGACCTGGTACTCGAGGCGGTTGCCCTGTACGTCCACCGACATGACCAAGGCAAGACAGCCCTGCGGAATCGTACGCAGCTGGTAAGCCTCGCGACGCTTTGCGATCTCAGCGCCTTTCACCTGGCCGCTCAGGTCCTCCCAGCACTCGGCCAGTTCGTTGTTGATGAAGGCCTTCAGTGCTACCGGGTCTTTCTGTGCTGCGATCCAGTCGCCCGCCAGCTCGGCCCATGGGCGCCAACCGAGCGGGGCATACAATGACGGCAAGTGAAAGCTGGCGACGCCCGGCTCGCCCTTGGCCGTCGGTTGCCAGTACGCGCCCTCGTAACCGCGCGTCTTCCATTCAGCTTCGGTGCTGAGTACGCCACAGTCGTTGCAGAGGTAGCGGACCTTTTCAGGCTCGCCCTCCGGCCACTTCATCTGCGACCAGGTGAAGAACTGGCGCGTGTCGCAGCACGGGCAGGCGACCATGTACTTCTGCTGGTCGCCCCGCACATAGTTTCGGTCGATCGGGGAGGCGCCGACGATGGTCGGCGTGCTGTTGCCGAAGATCCGCGCCTTACGGCCGAAGTTACTGGTCCGCTTCTTGGCCAGCGTCTCCGGGCTGCCCTGGTTGCCGATGTCGCCGGCGTACTCGTCCATCTCCTCGAGCAGCACGTAGCGCATCGTCGAGGACTTTAGGCCGCCAGGCCGGTTCGCACCGATCAGCTGCATAAAGCCGCCCGGGAACTTCTTCCGGCGCTTCGTGTTGTCGGATCCCTTGACGTTCGCGTCGCGGATCCGCTTCTTCAGTTCGCCCGTCGAAAGCCGCATCGGCTCGAAGCGGGACAGCTCCCACTTCTCCGCGTCCTCCAGCGTCGCGAACACGGCCAGGATATTGCCAGCTGCCGAGGTGATCGCGTGGCCGATGAAGTTCTCGCCCAAGGCAGAGCCGCCGAGCTGGTGGCCCTTCTTGAGGTAGACCTCGCGGTACGGGCTATCCGGCGACAGCGCGTCCATGATCCCGATGAGGTACGGGGTCCGACTGTTGCGCCAGGGCCCAGGCTCCGGCGTGTCCGGCGGCAGCACGCGGTAGGTTTCGGCCCACTCCGCGATCGGGATGCGGCTGTCGGGCCGGATCGCTTCTGTGATCGAGCGGATGAATTCGTCGACTGCACCCATCTAGTCGTCCTGTTCCTGCAGTAGTTTGCCAATGTCGATGCTGGCCAGCGCCGCCGCGAGGGCGGATTCCACCAGGCGCTCGCAGGCATGCGGGTCGTCGAGCGCCGCCAGCTGGTCCTTCAAGCGCGCCGGCACGTTGAGGACGGAATCGCGGATGCCGCGGAAGGTGGTCGACGCGATGCGCTTGGCGTCCTCGACCGGGATCAGTTCGCCGGCCAGCTGCTCGTACTCGAGCTTCTGCTTCAGCGCGCTGTACTTCTCGCGATCTGCGCGGTGCGCGCGGTATTCGCGCGTCGTCGCATCTCCCTCCCCCTCGGCGGGTTCATCGTCGACGAGGTCCCCGTCGCCCCGGGCGCCAACGTTGCGAACAGCAGCCGGCGGCGCAGGGCGCCTTTCGGACTCCGTGATGCTGACGATGCTGCGCTGGATCTCGCCGCTGTTGCGCCAGTCGCGGTCGGCCTGGTCGGAGTCGATCTTCTTCCCATCCTGGACTTTGATGTGGCCGGCCTCGATCGCCTTTTGCACCGCGCGCAGCGTAACGCCCGCGTGCCGCGAGTACTCGCGATATCCCATCAAAGCCATGTGACTACCCTTATGCTGACTACTGACTACTGACTACCGGGTGACTACCCCTTCAAAAGTTTGTGACGACACGAATGTCGTGGCTCGAATTACCCGTCAACCGACACCCCCGGGAAGGACCCTGGAAAAATGGGGACGACTCCCAGGGCGCCGACGCCCGCAGGCCTCGGCCGACCCAGGCCGGGCGGGCCGGGCCGGCCGGGCGGGCACGGCGGCAGACCGCCGGCCTACTTCCGCGGGGATGCTGCCCTCTGCAGCGCGTAGTCCATCGCGGACTTGAACTCGCCGACGAAGCGGGCACGCGCGACGTTCTCGACGATCTTGTCGAAGGGCACGCGCACCCGGTAGTGCGGGGCGCCGCCAGTGAACACGAAGACGGGCCGAATGCCCTCACCATGGCCGAACTGTTTGCGTTGCCAGATGCCTTCGATACCATCCATCGTAGCGACGAAGTATTGCGCCGCCCGGCCCTTGCGCTGGCTGCGCTTGCTGTTCGTGCGATTGGCCATGTAGCCCTGCTCGCCGAACGCGCGCAAGGCCGAGAGGATCTGGACAATCTGTGCACGCCTGACGTTGCCGTACGCATCCAGCTGTGCGCCCGAGGCGGGCACCGCGAACTGGCCACTACGCATCAGCCCTTTGCCGATGAGTGCACGCTCGAAGCGCTTTGCGCCCCGTGCACCGCCGTACACCTCTGGCGTGAGGAACTTGCTTGCCGGCGTCCCCTTGTATGCGTCGTCCTTGAAGTAGACCTTCGCGAACGGCTGGGCGTCGGACTTCTTTGCGGGTACGACGCGCAGGCTGTTGAGCGTGTAAGGGGTGGCCCGATCGAACCGTTGGCGCATCACATCCAGCACACCTGCCTGAGCTTTTTGCGCTGTCTTCGTCAGGGCCATGGCGACTGCGAAGGGGACGTGCTTTCGCTGCACGTCGCTCATATTCCTGAGCAGCTCGGGCAAGCCCTGAACGTGTACCTTCGCCATTGCCCCCACCTTGTGCAGACGTCTGCACGAATAAAAAAGCCTGGCGCACCAGGCAAACGAACGATGCGTTGTATCCCCCGCTTTCCAGCGGATCGAGACAGGATCACCACCTTTCGTCGTTGAGAATAAAAAGCGCCGGCGCTGACCGGCAAAGGCGCCAGGGGTGGCACCGAGGAGACGCTGGAAAGCAAAAGCCCTGTCGGGCGTTCACCGGACAGGGCTTTTGCTTGAATTCGAGCTCAAGGCGTAATTGCTTCGAGAATGGCGAAAATATACATGTGCTGTAACAATGCCGTCAATCAATTTCTGTCGGC